CCGGTGTTCGCCGACGAGCAGGGCGAGACGTTCCTGCCGGTGTGGGGCGGGGAGCGGCTCAAGCAGGCGCTGATCATCTGCCGGTGCGGCGGGATGCGATCTTTCCGGGGGGTGCCAGTGTCCCGGTTGACAGCGGCGGCACACCCGCCGTACAATAGTTCGGCCCCCGACTAGATCGGGGGGGCCGGCCCGGACGTGTGCGCCGGGCCGCGTCGGAGATTGGCGCCCGACTCTCCTTCTCGCCGTCTAAAGACGGTCTGCGAGAGAGTCGGGCGCTTTTGTTTCGGGCAGATGACGGGTCCTTCGACACCTTCGGCAGGACGCGGTCTGCCCCTACAGGAGGTTGACATGACTGCTGAACAGATGACCGTCACCGTTCTCGTCGCTGCACTCGTCGTGCAGGCACTCAAGTTCCTGTGGATCGGCGTGGGAAAGCGGCCCAAGCCGTCCGAGGGAGCATTGCGCGCAGTTGCATTTGTGGTCTCTGCCATTCTCGCTTTTCTGTGGCGATCACCGATCGCTCTGCCTGCACCAGCATCTGATCCGGTCGCGTTCGCTATCGCGCTCGTCGAAGCGGCCGCCGTGATCCTCATCTTTGCGCACCTGGTCTACGATGTGCTGCTGGACAAGATTCTGACCGGGCTGGACACGCTCACGCTGGCGCGGCTGTTCAAGCGGCCCATGCTGGCCCCCTAACTTATTAGGCCGGGAGGCGATCCCGATTTAATCTCACGATATGGAATCTCAACTGCTGGGATCGCTGGCTTCGCTGGGAGTCGGTGGACTCATTGCGGCCCTCGTGCTCATCTGGAAACGGGCTGACGACAAGGCGCACGCGAAGATACTTGAGACGATGTTCGCGCGTATGGAGCAGCGGGACAAGATGGCGCTGGAGATCATCCAGAGCAACACGACCGCGGTTACGACTCTACAGGCGACGGTGGCCGGATTGTCAGCGCTCACGAAATTGAATGAGCGCCTGGACGAACTGGAGAGCGGGAGATCCCGCCGCAACCGTGACTGACCCTTCGACCCTTCGTCCTTCGACTCGCTTCGCGGCTCAGGAGGCTCAGGGCGCAGGCGCAGGCTCAGGGCTGCGCCCCCCGGATGGCCCGCAGGGCCAGCGGTCCGGGGGACTGCGCGCCCTCATCGTGGAAGATTATCCGGACGACGTCCTGCTGATTGTGCGTGAGTTGAAACGCAATTTCTCCGAAGTCGAATTTCTGCGGGTGGACACGCACGAAGCGCTGCGGGAGGCGCTCAACAATCCCTGGGACGTGATCCTGTGCGATTACTTAGTTCCTGACCTGCCCTGGCCGGTGGCGCTGCGCGAGGCGCAGAACCGGATGTGCAACGTGCCCTTCATTGTGGTCTCCGGTCTGATGGGAGAGGACGACGCCGGGCTGGCCGCGATCCGGGATGGGGCGTGGGAGGTCGTCTCCAAGAGTCACATCAAACGCCTGGGCCACATCGTCAAGCGCGAACTCATGCGCGCCGAGGCGCTCAGCGCCAATTATCTGGCGCAGGCGCAGCTCATCGAGAGCGTCAAAGGATTGCAGGCGCAGTCATGACTATTCCCTATCTGGAGGTCCAGCTGCACCTGCGCGAGGTGGAGGCCCTGGACATCGAGCGCCTCCTGCGCCTGCTCAAAGAGATGGGCGGCACGTATACGGTCATCGAGCATACTGTCACGCCCGCCGTCGAGGCACTGCCGGACATTCCGGATCCCGAGCCGCTGCCTCCGCACGAGCCGCCCTGGTGGGAGGCCCTGACCGTCACGACCCCGCGCACAAAGATATATGCCGACGTGGCCGAGGCGCAGGTCTACTTTTCAAGCGACCCGGCTCACGAGCCGTCATTCGACATGAAGGAATTAACAGCAGCCGGAAATCCGAGAGTCGTGCCGCCGAGCGGCGTGGAGGTCTGGCGCGCGCCGCTCCCGCTCTCCGGCTGGATTTGCGTGGCGAACCTGCCGGGCAAGGCGCTGTGGGTGCGCGGCGAGAAGATGCGAGCGACGCCATGACCGACCTGGAAACCGCCATTCTCGATGTGCTCCGCAAAGTGCGGCCCTCGGCGCTGACGCTCACCGATGTTCACGCCAAACTGATTGAGCGCGGGTGGGCTGTACACGCTGTCCTGCCGCGCCACATCACGGACGCGCTGATCAGCCTGGAGGATGCGGGCCACGTGCGGAACGAATTGAGCTGGCACGCGCTGAAATCTTCGTCCTTCGACTCGCTGCGCGGCTCAGGAGGCTCAGATGCGCCCGCGCCGGAGTCGAAGCCGTGACTGTAGAACATCCCCATGATGATAGGCCGGAAGGATTGATGAATGGGGAAGATGGTTTGCCCCCTGACTACTTTGCTTATACAGCTATCAAATCGGCAGACGGTTGTCTGCTTTTAAGCATACTCGTTTTTTTGATTGGCCTTATTCCCTTGGCTATCAGGCTGATAACACGATGACCGCGAAAAATGGACGGCGGGGTACGCCGATAGAAGTCGAGGCCGCGGTGGCGCAAGTCAAGACGATGGCCGATGGCGGAATCCGCGTGTCTTTTGATTTGCCGGAAACGGCAGTGATGCAGGCGGCGCAGTTCATCGAGTGCAAGCGAGTCGGGGCGGCCCTACAGTTACGGGTTTCGGTTTTACCGGGTTTGACAAATGGCAAAAAACAAACTGACCCACGAACAGCGCGAGGCCCTCTTGGAGTGGCTGGCGGCTGATTATGATTGGCGACTCATCCGCGATTGGTTCAAGGAAAAGAGATGGCCGGCCATCACCAAAGCGGCAGCCAGTTATTATCGCACGACCTATGCGATTGACATCGAGCGCCTGCGCGCCGAACGGCTGGACAGTGCGCTCAATCGCGGCCTGGCGCTCAAAGAAGAGCGTATTATACGACTTGCAGCCCACGCCGACGAACTCGAAAAAATCAAATGGGTTCCAGACAAAAATGGCCGTCTGTGGAACGAAGCCGCCTGGCGCGAAACATTGGGCGAAATCGCCGCAGAGATGGGGCATCGCAAGCAGTCGGTTGAATTGAGTTGGCAGGAAGAAGCGCGTAGAGATGGATATGACCCTGACGAAATCAAAGCCATTGTCCGCCGACAATTTGCCGAGATGGTATTACAAGGCCGAGGCCGAGATATACCGGGAAGTTCGGACGGAAGCGGTGGAGCTCCGGCGGCGGGGGCAGGCGGCGCAGCCAACGGCAAGTAAGTGGCCGGACGCCGGCGCTTTTGCCGCCGATGTGCTTGGCGTGCAGCTCGCCGGATATCAGGACGAGATCCTGGCCGCGCTCGTGGCGCGGCGGCGCGTGGCCGTGCGCGGGCCGCACGGGCTCGGGAAGACGGCCCTGGCCGCCTGGGCGGTGCTGTGGGGATTGGGGACGTTCGGCGACGACGCGAAGATCGTGACGACGGCTTCTGCCTGGCGGCAGCTGACGAAGTTCTTGTGGCCGGAGATTCGCAAGTGGGGAGCGCGTTGGAGTGAATCCGGCATGATCATGCAGCAGATCAATGCCTATCGCGGGCAGGCCGAGGCGTTTGCGGTGGCCAGTAATCATCCGGCGCTGATCGAGGGCGCGCACGCCGCGCGCCTCCTGTACGTGTTCGACGAGGCGCGGGCGATCCCGGACGCGACGTGGGATGCGGTCGAGGGCGCATTCGCCACCGGCGAGTGCTACGCGCTGGCAATTTCGACACCGGGGGAACCGGCGGGGCGTTTCTACGATATTCATTCGCGCAAGGCGGGATACGAGGAGTGGTGGACGAGGCACGTGACGCTGGCCGAGGCGGTGGAGGCCGGGCGAGTGAGCAATGAGTGGGCCGAGGCGCGCAAGCGGCAGTGGGGCGAGGGGAGCGCGGTCTATCAGAACCGCGTGCTGGGCGAGTTCGCGTCGTCCGCCGAGGACGGCGTGATCCCGCTGGCGTGGGTGGAACTGGCGAATGCGCGCTGGCACGAGTGGCAGGAGCGCCGTCAGTCCGGCGGTGCAGACGAGTTCGTGAGCGTCGGCGTGGACGTGGGGCGGGGCGGCGACCAGAGCGTCCTGGCGCTGCGCTTTCGGGCGGGCATCGCGGAGCTGCGGCGGTCAGGGAAGGCGGACGTGATGGATACGACCGGGCGTGTGAAGGGCGTGCTGGATGCGCACCCAGGAGGGCAGGCGGTGGTGGACGTGATCGGGATCGGGGCCGGGGTGGTGGATCGGCTGCGCGAGCAGGGCTGCCCGGTGGTGGCCTTCAATGCGGCCGCGGCCACACAGATGCGCGACCATTCCGGAGAACTGGGCTTCGCCAATCTGCGCGCGGCGGCGTGGTGGTCGCTGCGCGAGATGCTTGATCCATCCAACGGCGAGGGCATGGCGCTGCCGCCGGACGACACGCTGACCGGGGACCTGACGGCGCCGCACTGGCGGGTGCTGAGCGGTGGAAAAATCCAGATCGAGAGCAAGGACGATATTCACGGGAGGCTAGGGCGCTCGACGGACGACGGCGACGCCGTGGTGATGGCGATGTGGGCCGGGCGCGAGCCGGGTCCGCCCGAGGTGAGAGTCCGATGGCTCTGAACATCTGGGATCGATTCCGGTTTGCGCTGGCGCGCGGGCTGATCAAGGCGGCCGGGCTGCCGATTGTGACGCCGTACGTCAACGCGACGTTCATGACGCCGACATTCCAGGCGCTGGTGCGCGAGGCGTATCAGACGAACGGCGTGGTGGCGGCGTGTCTGTCGGTGCTGGCGTGCTCGTTTCCCGAGCCGCCGCTGGTTGCGCTGGACGACGGGGGCGATCTGCAACCGAATTCCCCGCTGATCAAGCTGCTGAATAATCCAAATCCGTTGATGGGCCTGCCCGAGCTGCAGGTGTACACGATCATCTACATGGCGCTGGGCGGGAACGCCTACTGGTACAAGGTGCGCTCGCGCGCCGGGCGGGTGGTGGAGTTGTGGCCCTACCACGCGGGGCAGATTTCGCCGGTGCCGGGCGGGGATAAGTGGATTCTGCGCTACGACTACGACCCGGGAGTCGGGAGCAAGATTCCGATCCCGGTCGAGGACGTGGTGCACTTCAAGTGGCCGCTGCCGGACCCGGAGCAGCCC